GTATCTTTCCATGAAAGTGACACGTCAGGAACAATTTTAGGACATGCATTGTAAAGTCTATACTCTAAAATCTTATCGTTTTGCTCGTTGTATGTTGTTATATCGATATCAGCTTTGTAATTTTCCTTAAACTCAACTTCATATGGTGCAAGACCAGTTGCACTAGATTGACGTGATGAATTTATTTGACCATCGCCGTTAACAATCCCGTGCATCCATCCATAGAAAAACTTGTAAATTTCACCAGCACCATCACCAATGAAATTAAGAGTAATGTCATTGAACTGCATTGAATATGGGACGTTTTCGGTCGGTCCAATACCAAATCTCTTTATACTGTCGTCTGTTTGGATGCTGATTGCTGGTAGCTGAGCACCTTCTGCAAATAGAGAAATCTTTTGAACAGTGGCCGTTGACTTTTCATCCCCTTGCATTATTTTTGGAAAGGGGATCATTACATCAAAAAGATTTGTCCGACTGACGGACGAATTACGAATCTCTGTAAGGAAGCTGTTATATCGCCCCGTAGGCCCAGATTGCTTTTTTCCAAAAAGCGATTTGAGTGTTGCTAATGTACCAAGCGCGTTTAATCCCGTGTTCAGTAGACTCATTATTTTACCATATCCCTTGAATTACGCCAGACAGTCTCTTTTCTACGTTTTTGGAATCTTTCAAGTGGTAGAAACAGAGCGGTGTTCCATTGTTCAGCAGGAATCCACAGGAATCTGCTTCTTACATGACTATTTAGATAGTGCTTGACGCATGGTTCAAAGTATTTGAACTTCGAAGACGAGCTTAGTATTTGATATGATATTTTTAGTTTGGTAGTATCGTCGTAGACCTTATTGTTTGCAAGATCGAGAAGGCTATCCATTAAACGAGCTCTTAGAATATGTGGTAGGTAATGTAAGTTGAGTCCATAAAAACCACCATCTACTCGTTGGAACGGAAAAATTAGAGGGAACTTGTCATAATATGGTAGTTGATCCTTTGTTTTTGGATCATAATAAAACAAGTACATTCTACCTATTGCTATTCTTGAAACAAGGCGTGTATTACCATCAATCAGTTGTCTGGGATTACGAACGTTGGCAGCCTGTTCCTGCAACCAGTTCTGTGCATTTTGTTGCGTCTGCGCCGCGTTGGTGTTTCCTTGGAGAACACCATAAAATGTATTGGTTGCCATTATATCTGCTTAATTCCTAATTCGTGTTCCGTTAAGATCATAAACTTCCATTTTCTGTCTTCGCAATATGCTGTAGCAGCTTGCCATTTAGCACTGTTCACACCCCACGTATACACTTCTCTTAAGTATTGTTTGGTCTTTTTTTGTTGTGGAATAGGAGGCTTCACCTCCTTTGCAGGCTTTATTTCAACAACGATAGTTTCTTGATGGCCGTCTTTGTTTTTCTTTTTTATCTTAAAGTCAGGAAAGTATCTATGAATTTTATTATCGAGAGGAGAGCGGTAAGGTATTATTAACTCCTCACTGGACCATTCAATTATGTCCTTGTGAGCGTCTAAATACCTCATAAACTTTAACTCCCAACTACTTCGATAGACGATGTTAGAGGGATCGCCCCTGTATTTCGTGGGGTTAGTTGGTTTGAAAAGACCTTTATAGCTCATAGGACTATTTATATGTTAGATTCAATATCCAGCGGGTTAAGCAGTGCCGGCTCGGCTTTGCAAGGAGGCGTTCAATCAGCTTTTAGCTCCGCATCGTCGCTAGCAGAAAAAGTTGGCGTGCAGGACATTGCAGGTGGTATCAAAGATGGCTTTGGGAAAGCCTCTGATGCAATAGGTGGGATATTTAAAAAAGCGCCATCTGTAAAAGCAGATACATCATTCCCATCGTCCACGTTGCCTCGTGCTGCAACACGTAGAGAAGAAACACCACAGTTTGTAGCGCCTGTTCCAGGTACACCGCTTATCTACCCAGTGGATATGAAGTATTATACAAAGTTTACGTTTTATCAGTATAAACGTATCATTGCTACTGAGGCACCAAAACAATTGCCCACATCCACAATTGTTTTACCAATGCCATCAAATTTAAGTGAGTCGTTCAATGTTACTTATGATACACCTGAACTTGGAGCTATAGGTGGTGCAGCAACAGAAGCAGCTATAAGAGCAGCACAAACAATTCAAAATGAATCCGGTTTTATAAACAAGATCGTTCAAGGTGCTGCCAGTGCTGCTGGTACAGCAACTGCAGCTGGTATTGGTAGTGCTGTTGGTTTAACAGCATCGTTGAATATTTTGAAGAATGCAAAGATCCAAACCGGTGGTGATATTGTTAAAAAAGTAACAGGTCTTACCCCAAACCCTTTTATTGCTACGATTTTTAAAAATGTGCAAATGCGTTCACATCAATTTAGTTATCGTTTTGCACCTAATAATTTGAAAGAGTTGCAAACAGTAAAAGCTATAATAAAGCAATTAAAGCTAAGAATGCTACCGGATTTTTTGGAAGGTAGCTTAGATATGGCTTTCACCTTCCCTGACACGTGTGAAATAGCTTTTGGTCCGGCTAGCAATCCACCATATAAGATAAAAAGAAGCGTGCTCAAGGATATGAGTGTAAATTACTCACCAAACGGGCCAGCTTTTTTTAAGACCGGTGATCCTGTAATTGTTGAAATTACTCTCTCTTTTATTGAAGTCGAACCCTACACGAGAAGAGACGAAGCCGATCCAAAATCAACAAGTCCGATTTGAACAGGTAATACAATGGCATCATATTTTAAATATTTTCCCAGTTTATTACATAGCAACACAGTTGCTACAAATATCATAACACGTATCCGGTTCGAAGAAAGTGTTAGAAAGAACGTTGTCGCTTTTTTCCCACATGTCGTTGAAGAAGGCCAACGCCCAGATCAGATAGCTGAAGGCTATTACGGGGATCCTTCTTATGACTGGGTTGTGTACCTCACAAATAATATTATTGATCCATTCCACCAATGGCCAAAAACGCAGCAAATCTTTGATGACTTCATTGTGTCGAAGTATGGATCGAGCGAAATCGCTCAGCAACAAACAGCCTTTTACAGAGTAAATTATGATAATGATGATAGAGTGCTTTCAACGTCTGCATATGCGGCTTTGAGCTCGATTCAAAAGCAGTATTGGACGCCAATATTGAATCAGAATAACATTATCATTAACTATCAGAGAAAAGAGATAGAAGATGCTATTGAGACAAACAAGGTAGTGTCTCTTGTTGGTGCCTTTGGTAGCGTTAGTGAAGGTACCATAATAAAACAATCATCAACTGTCAAGGGCACTGTGAGTTTTGCGAACAGCACTAATATAGTAATTAAGCACGTATCGGGTACATGGGCTGCTAACACTCCTATTACGACTGTTTTAACTAATACGTCGGTGACCGCAAATATCACTTCTGTCTCTACTATTGCATCCAGTCTAGATGCGGACGAAGTCAGTTATTGGTCGCCTGTAAGTATGTTTGATGTAGAGTTTGAGACGAATGAGTCTCTACGTCATATTGAGCTAGTTATACCCTCGTACATTGATGTAATCGAAAAGGATATGAGAGGACTGCTCAAGGTATGATTCGAACGCCTTATGAAACTGGTGATTTCCATCTGAGATCACTAACCATATCAACAAGCGACGGTAAGGGAGCAGTCGTTGGTGTTGATCAAATTGTCACAATTGACATATACGAAGACTTAATGAAACCGACCTTATACGCTGTACTGGTTTTAATGGATACGGTCGGCTTTATTGAAAAATTGCCCATAATAGGCGAAGAAAAGATTGAGATAGAAGTTGAGACACCCGGTATAAGCTCTCCGGCAACATTTAAGTTCCGCTGTTTTAAAGTTTCAAACATACATCCACTGGACACGAGTAAGGGAGTAACATACTTTCTCCATTGTGTCAGTGAGGAGCATTTACGGAACGGTCATGTTAAAAGAGATTTCATGACTGGCTTAGTAAGTGACATGGTTGAGCGAATAGTTACAAGAGATTTAGCCACAGAGAAACCTTTCTTTTTTGATACCACAAAAGGAATTGAAACGCTTGTGTTCCCTAATTTAAAACCTCTTGCGTCGATCGATTTCTTACGACAGAGAGCGGTCAGTGCTGAGGACCCAGTGTCTCCATATGTTTTCTTTGAGAACCAGTACGGCTTTAATTTCTCGACCCTGAGAGGCCTTTTTAAAAAGGGCTTATCAAAAGTTGAATCAGAAAATAGAGTGTTTAACTACAAACAGAATCCTATGTCGTCGCCTGAACGTCAAGCTGAGTCATTCAGAGCGATTGTTGATTATCAAAATGTTTACAGCGGTGAAACGGCTAGGAATCTTTCTAAAGGTGTCTATAAAAACGTAACTGGTATCTTTGATCTCGCAACAAAAAAATTTGAGACACAGGAATTTATTCTTCAAGATAAGTTTGAGCTGCTAGCAGCAGACACAACAAAAACAATACCTAACACCTCCGAGTGGCTTAGTACTTTTGGATCAGAAGTACAACGACGTTTTTTAAGTGTAAGAGATGGATCAAAGCCTCAAGTTTATTTCAATAATGTGATCGGAGCAAAAAATTCTTTCGTGTTGTTAATGAATAGTGACATAACACGTGTAAAAGTACCAGGAGATACAGGACTGGCGGTCGGTCAAGTGGTAAAACTGGAAATGCCTGTTTTAGATGGTATGACTGGTCGTAAAAATTTCGATGAAGTAACAACTGGATCGTATTTAATCTTGCGTCTTCGACATATGTTCTCTTTAACACAGAAAAAGAAGCATTTCATTGTGTTTGATTGCGCGCAGATAGGAAGATAAATGACTACAAGATTTTTAGGCGAAGAGGGATTTCAGTGGTTCATAGGTGTCGTTGAGGACAGAGAAGATCCTGAGAAACGAGGACGAGTAAAGGTTCGTGTTCATGGATTGCATGATGAGAACAAGGCACGTCTACCAACGTCAGGCTTACCTTGGGCCACGGTTATATTACCGGCTATCAGTGCAAGCCTTAAACAGGTTGGTATATCCGCTACAGGTCTACAAGTAGGATCCACTGTACTTGGTTTTTTCTTGGACGGAAAAGAAGCAAATGTACCAGTTATTTTTGGATCAATACCAGGTATAGGTGATATACCACAGCTTGCAGCCGACAAACCTTTGATAAACAAACAACCACTTGGGCCTGAGCCTGTCTCTGCTTTCGCAGCAAAACATCCCTATAACAAAGTCGTTGTAACAGAATCTGGTCACGTATTCGAAGTTGATGACACACCCAACGCACAGAGGCTACATAATTATCACAGGTCTGGGACCTATGAGGAAGTGGATGTATCGGGCCGTCGCGTAAATAAGGTGGTGGGGGACGACTACGAGATTGTTGCTAAAAATAAAACAATATACATTCAAGGTGATTGGAATATAGAGGTAAGGGGCAACTTCACATTAAATGTGCAAGGGAACATCGTAATTAATGGTAAGAGTATAAACCTCAATCGAGGAACGAAAGGTGCGGCTAGATTTGGTGATGCTGTGCCTGATTCAGAAATAGACGGCACACAAGGGATTGGTGCTGGATCTTCAACAGTGTTTATAGGGAATTGAAATGGCACTGGTTACAAGAGTAAAAACATCAACACCTGTCCGCCGAAAGCAAGAACTTTATTCTGATTTTTTTACTGACCTGCTTAGTTTAGATGTAACGCGTGATATCGCTAAGGCTATGAATGAAGACGCTGTTAAGCAGTCGATTCGTAATCTCCTACTCACAAACAGAGGCGATCGATTGTTTAATAACACGCTAGGAAGCGACATATACTCATTACTGTTTGAGAACAGTAGCCCAGCTTTGGAGCAAACACTATCCGATTACATTAAGACAACAATAGAAAATTATGAACCACGTGCAGAATTAATCGATGTAGTTGTAGATAGCGAGGCGGATGAACATGAAGTGTTGGTTGTCATAAATTTTCGTGTTCTAAATAAGACTGAACCTGTTTCTCTCGAGCTAGTTTTAAATAGGATCCGATAAATGGCCAATACCAATATTGACTTGGTTGGTTTAGATTTTACAAGTCTAAAAAACAATCTAAAAACATTCTTAAAGAATAACACATCCTTCAAAGATTTGGATTATGAAGGATCTAATATCAATGTGCTGCTTGATGTGCTTGCATATAACAGCTACTTAAATGCGTTCTATACAAACATGGTAGCAAGTGAGATGTTTTTAGATAGCGCTCAACTACGCGATAGCATTGTTTCCCATGCAAAAGAGTTAAACTATGTTCCACGGTCCTTTGTCTCAGCAAAAGCAACAATCGATGTAACAGTGACCCCTGCAGGCAATACATCTTCCGTATTCATTCCTAAAAATACATCGTTTACATCTCGAGTTGGATCAAACACGTTTACTTTTGTCACAAACGACTCTTATGTTACAGCAGCCAACGGTGCTAGTTTTGTTCAACGACTGGATTTATATGAAGGGTCTATCAAGACCGAGTCGTTTGTCATTAACTATTCAAACACATCGCAACGATTTGTTCTCTCTAATCCTACAATAGACACGGCTTCCTTAGAAGTTGCGGTATATGAGGATAACGGACAGACAACACTAGTTTATACACGTGCAGCAACTCTTTACAACCTTAATGAAACATCAAGAGTGTTCTTTATACAGGCTGCTCAAAATCAACAATATGAAATTATTTTTGGTGATGGTGTTTTCGGTCGTAAACCGAAGGATGGTTCAACGTTTGTTGCCAAGTACAGGGCTTGTTCGGGCGAGTTACCGAACGGTGCGCGCGTATTCGATGTAGATGGTCCAATCGATGGACATAGCAACGTTGTTGTTACAACAATCGATGAGGCTTCAGGAGGAGCGGTTGCAGAGTCCATTGAATCAATAAGATTCAATGCGCCGCGCTCATTCCAAGCGCAGAATAGAGCCGTTACTGCAACTGATTACGAGACGTTACTCAAATCACAATTCTCCGATATACAATCAATAAGCGTGTATGGTGGTGAGGACAGTGACCCGCCCCAGTATGGAAAGGTTTTTATTTCAGTCGATGTTGCTCAAGCGGAGGGTGCGCCCGAGTTGCGTAAAAAAGCATACTTTGATTTTATCAAAGATAAAACACCACTTAGTATGCAAGTGAATTTTATTGATCCTTTGTTTCTTTATGCTTCGGTTGAAACGACAGTTCAGTTCGATGTTAACATGACGACGAAGACAACGAATGATATTGAAACATTGGTCAAAGCAGCAATCAGCAACTACAACATTACAAAATTATCTAATTTTAAGAAAACTTTATACTACTCACAATTGGTCAATGCTATTGATAAAGCTGACCCAAGTATAGTTTCAAATGATACTGTTGTAAAAATGATCGCACGTGTTACACCACCAACGAATGTACCATACCCATTCAGTGTATCCATTAATAATCGAGTTGTTGCTGAAGAGGGAAAGAAGCTAGAGGTAGATGAAACTCATTATGGACATGGACTAACAAGTTCCTTTTTTACATATGAAGGTAGTAGATGTTCTCTAGTCGATGATTCGCTAGGAAATGTTCATATAGCTTTGCAAGAGGGTGAAACGATTCGCATCATCAAAAAAGTGGGGACAATCGATTACACCAAAGGCCGAGTTGTTGTCGAAGAAACATTTGAAGTCAGTGCCTATGAAGGAAATTTCCTTGAGTTGATCTTTAAAACCGTTTCAAAAAATCTCGAAACAAAAAATAATGCCATTCTCAGTATTGACAATCTAGATGTTAACGTAACAGCTGTTGGTGTCAAGCAATGAGACAGATCGAAGAGTTAATATTCCCACTTGTTAAAGCTCAATTTCCTGACTTCTATCAGGATGAAGGTCCTCGCTTTATTTCTTTTGTTAAGGAATACTATCGATGGATGGAGGCTGAAGGGGAAGCATTAAACGCTTCGCGTAACTTACTTGATTATCGAAATATTGATAGTACATCAAGTGATTTCATAAAATATTTTAAGAACAAATACCTGTCCGGCGTACCTCTTTCAACGGAAGCAAACACACAGCTCGTTATTAAGCATGCTCTTGATATCTACAAAGCCAAAGGAACAGAACGAGGTGTACAGCTTCTAATTCAGGGACTTTTCAATGAAGAATCAAGAGTTGTTTTTCCCGGTCAAGATATTTTTAAAACGTCAGACGGCGTCTGGATTAAGCCCACGTACCTCGAGCTGACGGTCAAAGAAAGAACACAAAGTTTTGTTGGTCAGGAAATTGTAGGTTCACGGAGTGGTGCTAAGGCATTTCTAGAAAGTATTGTAACCAAACGACTTGCAGGCAAGTACCAACAAGTTGCTTATCTGAGTAGTGTTAGAGGTAACTTTGAAACCGGCGAGCTCATAACGACGACATCAAACACATCCTTTGAAAACGCGCCTACTGTAATAGGTTCAATGACTTCACTTACCGTAATCGATGGTGGTGCTAATTTTGCTGTTGGTGATATTTTTGAGGTAACATCAACAAACGGTAAACAAGGCAAAGCACGTGTAACTGAGGTTTCAAATGAAACCGGACGTGTCACTTTCATATATGTTGATGCATTTACAAGTGGTGGTTGGGGATATAGCATTGACCATGCAAACGTTATCGTATCGGATAAAGTCCTAACTCTCACCAACATTGTTAACGCCAATGGGTTGATTACCGACTTCAGTCAATTTGAAACCGTCACACAACCCTTAGCTAATATTGGGTATAGTACGGCGAGAGGGAACAATTATCATTTCAATGTTGGTAACATCATAGAGAATTACAATTCTAACGGTGATGTTGTTGCTAACGCTGTTATAGCAGTCACAAGCAAAACTACAAACGCCGTTGGATGGATTATTGTAGTGCCCAATGTTGGTAATATAGCCGCTCAAGACACAACATTTGCTGTGAGATCACAAGATCCCGATGAATCATCGTTTAATCCATCAACGATCGGATTTGCTGAAAATACTTATACATCTGTTTATAGTAAGACATACTCTAATCTATTTACGGGTAGTTTTTCTCAAGAATTCACTTCGATATACACTTCTGATTATACTGGCGTATATGGTACGGTATACAGTTCTACTTATACACAAGGGTATTCTAGCACATACAGCAGAGTCTTCACTTCCGATTCTTACCTAGGCAATTACTCTAAAACATTTACGAGCGAAGTATACACAGGTACCTATAGTAGGGTGTTTACAACTAGTGGAACAACAAACTTTTCCGGTTCATACCTACAATATTTTATCGTTACAACACCATACACAGGGTCTGCTTATACAACAGCCTTTACCGGTGCATATACAGCTGTAGGCTTCACAGGCTTATACAATCTGACATACACAGGAAATTATACTAGAACCTTCACCAGCGAATTTCAGGGTACGCTAGTACCTGGTTTTTACACGGGTACCTACTCAGGGTCTTATGCTGGATCATATGTGGGGTACTTTACTGGTACACGTGTAACTCCGTTTGGTAATATTCCTTACAGCACAACATATATTAACTATTTTCTGGGATCGTATGTAGGTGGGTATCAAGGTGTGTATCAATCCGCGTATCAAAATCCATATAGCGGAGCAACGTTTGCTGCAAATGTAAACTCTTATAACTTACCTAATTATGTAAGCAATTTCTCAAGGGCCTATACGGGTGGCTTTATTTCATATCCTGTTTATACGGGCTTGAAATCGTTACCTTATGGTGGTGTTCCGGGTGTTACAGAAGGTTATGTTGGAGCTGGATATACCGGAGCCTATATTACATCATATTCGTCCATATACAGTGGTGCATATGGTGGTGATTCGTTCTCGAGAATTTTCACAGGACTGTATCAGCTCGGATCATTCACAGGAAACTTTACCTCAACATTTACCGGTAATTTTTCTGGTTCGTACGGAACAGCATATACAGGCACTTACAGTGATACGTTCACAAATGATTATGTGGGTAGTTTTTCACGAACATTTCAAGGCAACTTCACAACAAGCTACACAACAAGCTACACAGGATTATACAATGTCTTTTCTGGTGCTTACACGAGCACGTATTCGCAAGCATTTACTGCATTTACAGGTGCATACACAGGATTCACGGGTAGCTATAGTTTAGCTTTCAGTGGTAATTACAATGCTTTTTCTGGTCAATACCTTAGTTTCTCACTGTCATTTAGTGGATACAGTTCAGCTTTTAGCGGCGTATATAATAATTCATTCACCAGTGGGTATGGTGGGTATACAGGCATCTTTACAAGAACTTACACCAGCGCACAAGGAACAGCAAACGGCGTCATAGTTCAATATTTCAGCAAAGCATATACAGGGTTATATGCAGGTTCTGATTATACAAGTGCTTTCAATGGTTACACGAGAACATTTACCGTAACACTTGCTGGTGCGTTTACAAGTTCGTATAGTGGTCAATTTACAGGCGCTTACATAGGGTATACAGGAACGTATCTGGCTCGAACATATACGGGTAGCTATGGTGCTTACAGTGGAGCGTATCAAGACTCACTGTTCACGGGTAGTTATGGATTTTTCACAGGTGCTTTTGGATCAGCCTACACGGGTCTCTTTATAGGTAGCGGTAGCACCCGAATAAACACATTAACTGCACATGAATTCAGTAATAATGATATTGTTCGTTACCATGTCATGCCAGGTAATACATACATTCCTGAGCTGTCAATAGGTGCTGCATATTACATAGTAAACGCTGTACCAGGTTCAACGAGCTTATACTTGTCTCATACACCTGGTGGTGCCCCAATATCCCTTACCAGAGGGTCAAACGAAACAGGTCACAGGCTGATACGTACCTTGGGTACTGCTGTCATTACGTTCTATGGGGATAGGACAGCTACAGGTAATGTTAATGGCTCAAATACATCCACGCTCGTTTACTCCTTCAATGCACAAACATCTGTGTCAAGTGCTGGCGACACAATAACAATACCGAGCCATCAGCTTGAAAACAATTACGTTATCTCTTACAGTGTCAGTGCAGGTAACACACAACTCGATGGGCTAATTAATACCACAAAGTACTATGTTGTTAACACAACTGCATCCACTATCCAATTATCTGCTACCAGAGGTGGATCGCCTTTAGGTATATCAGCAAGCAATAGAAGCGAAAATGGGCATTTCATAACACACACAACAGGATTCGTGGGTGTTGTTGATATATCAGTCAACGGATTCGTTGCATCAGCTCAAACCTACATTCGTGGGTCGACGAGTAACACAACAGCCTCTGTGGCGAACGTAAGTACAGGATCAGGAGCTGGTTTTAGTATCGGTCTTTTAACGGATACAGAGAGTGTCCTACTATCACCCGACTTTATTGATGGAAAAAATACAGGTAATGTGAAGTTTAGCGAAATAAAACTTAACGGTATTGGCTCTAATGTTACCGCTGGTGGATATGGAACGGCAGCTACATTTAATGGTAATACGGATATTACAGAAGGAGCAAATGGTACTGGCGTTTTGTTACCATCACGTGTTGAATTCAATGCTTTATCAGGTGTTAACAACACGACTAATATTATTACCATTAGTTCGCCAGCTAAACACATCTTTAGTAACAACGAGCAAGTAAACTATCTTGTTACACCTGGTAACACGGCTGTTACTGGCCTGGCAAACAACACCAATTATTATATTGTCAATGCAGTTGCAGGATCAACTACGTTACAGTTGTCGCTTACTTCTGGCGGTTCGCCAATTGACATAACAGCCACTGCCAACGAAGTTGGGCATTCACTTACACGACAGGCCACAACTGGATCAAATAACAGTATAGCCTTGAGCACAGCTGTCAATTATTTGCCGAACAGTGCTGTGCATTACAGTCTAAGCGCAGCGAACACATCTATCGATGGCCTTACACCTAACACCGTGTATTATATCGATCAATCAAATGCAACACATATAACGTTGAAGGATTCACCGACAGGACTACGTATTAATATCCTTAAAGGACCAACCGAATCGGGGCACACGTTGTTTGGTCCTCTGAGAATAATTACGGGTGCAAACTCAACATACGATAATGTTGGTTCAGGCGAAGAAATATTCCGTGGTCTTGGTTTTATCAAATTCCCTGGAACAAATCTTGATACGATTCTTCTTGACGCTCTTCGTTTTGACAGTACCACTATAGGATCTATAGCTTCGTTGGTTTCTATTAACCCAGGAGCTGATTATAATGTTGATCCGTTTGTAACCGTTGTTGATACGTTTGTTGTTGGATACGACAGTCGTGATTATGTTATGCAAATTAACAATACAGTTGGTGCATTTGTTGTTGGTGAGCAGATACAACAGTCATATAGCAACGTAGCAACACAACTAACCGTTACAGGATTCACAGGCACAGCTGCAAACGGTGTTGGGACTTCAACGTTTGTTATAAATGAGTTTGTATATCAAAGTAATTCAACAGCAAACGTAGCAGCATCTGGATTTGTCGTTGAAGCTGCAATAAGTGCTGGCTCTGGAACATTAAAAATTAAAAATGTAACGGGCACGTTTGTAAATAATGCGCCGTCCTACCCTCTGAAGGGGTTGTCGTCAGGATCAACATCTAATGTTACACTTGTGACGCCAACAACACTTGCAACTACTGCTAGGGCACTTGTTAAATCAGCAAACTCATCGGTCCTCAAATTAAAGCGTATCAATTTAGAAAACACCTTCCTCGATGGTAATCCGATTATAGGTCGTTCATCCGGTGCAACAGCAAACGTTGTTGGTGTTGTTGAGGATGCAAACGCTGTGCCTGTTGGTTTAAATGCATCAATAGAGGCCAACGTTCAAACAGCGAATAATGTTGTGAAAAAACTTGCTGTTGCTGATTCGGGTTTTGGATATCTTGATCGTGAACCAGTTACTTTAACGATGTCTAACTCAGCGTTCAGCGTGACTGCTGTTGTTGAGCTTGGTAAACAAGGCGTTGGGCAGGGATATTATGGTTCTACAAGAGGATTTTTAAGTGATGATAAGAAACTGCAGGATGGTGAATTTTATCAGGAATACAGTTATGAAGTACAAACAAAGGTACCGTTTGATAGATATTTCGATGTCTTGAAAAGAGTTACACACGTAGCTGGAACAAAAGCATTTGGTAGAGTTATTTCTCTTTCGCTGGCAAACTTAGAAATGACCGCTATAAATACTATCGAAACCTCGAACACTTAACAGTAAAGATGACAACACAACTTATTACCAATTATTTTCGTCTCCATAATGTTAATCAATTTAAGGAGTCGATAAACGAAACAGCAAACAGTGTTTATTATGTGTTTGCAGCTCGACATATACCATATGCAGGTGGAGATGGTACTGTTGCTAGCATTACCAATAGCGTCGAAGAAACGATGACCAATCCGTATGAAGAAATGGTTTTTGGTAAAAGAGTCTCAGCGAATGATGTCGCCGTAATGATAACTAGGTATGTGTGGACATCTAATACACAGTATTCTGCATACCGAAGTAATGAAGACCTCAACGACAAACAGTTTTTTGTATATGTCGACGAAGGGTCCTCATATAGTGTGTTCAAGTGTTTGGATAATAACGGTAACGCCTACTCAACATATGCACCTTCTATTAGTGAAACTTCGCCCGATGATGAGTATTATGCAACCAATGATGGGTATCAGTGGAAGTTCATGTATTCGATTACTCCTACACAGTTTGACAAATTTGCAACTTCAGATTTAATACCTGTATTTGCAAACACCCAAGTTGTAGGCAATGCAGTCTCTGGCGCTATTGAAGTTATAGGTGTTACTTTCAAAGGATCCAATTACAACACAACGTTGAGTGGTATATTTGAGTCGGACGATGTTCGTATTGGTGGTGATTCAACCCTGTATTACATAGCTAATAGTGCATCATCAGCGAATAACTTCTATACAGGTAGTTATGTTTACTTAACAGCTGGAACAGGAGCTGGGCAGGGTAGGCGTATTGTCGATTATTATGTTATAGGTGGTTCAAAAACGATTGTCATTAACGAACCATTTACAGTTAACCCTGTCGGTGGTACAGAATATGAAATTACACCTGCTGTTGTTATAGAGGGTGATGGAAATTACGCGGAAGCTCGGGCTATTGTTAACACAACATCTTCTAATTCAATATCACGAATAGAAATTATCAACCGAGGTAGTGGTTATACGTGGGCTACAGCAACTGTCACTGGTAACACAGGAGGCATATCGAATAATGCATCTCTACGTGTTGACAGGGGACCTAAAGGTGGACACGGTTCAAATCCTGAATATGAACTTGTGGGTACGGCTTTAGGGATAAGTGTTACTTTTGCAAACAATGAGGTTGGCACCATACCGACAGAGAACGATTACAGGACTTTTGGTTTGTTAAAAGATCCACTTTATGCTAATGTTGTATGCACACTTACGTCACCAAATGGTTCTTTCACGGTCGGTGAGCTTGTAACACAAAATGTTTCGAATGCGTCTGGCTATGTTACAGAGTGGGATACTATTAGTACCTTGTCCTTGACGAATGTTAGCGGGGTTTTCGTTACTTCGCAAGTTGTAACTGGTGCTACTTCGGATGCTGAAGGCACAGTGAGTACGTATCAAATAAACGGACAAGCAAAGAATTTCAATACATTCGATCAGCGTTATCGTTATACCTTTTTACCAATTGGCGGTACCTTTCAACAAGATGAAGTTGTATATCAAACAGATATACAACTTGCAAATGCTATTTTCCACAGCAACACGTCAACAAACCTATATGTAACACACGTCAAAGGTGTGCTAAATACAGGTAACACTTTGATAGGGATCAATTCAACAGCAACGGCAAATTTATTGTTTGCCTATGCACCTGATCTAGTTAAACATTCTGGTGAAGTAGTGTATGTAGAAAATGAGACACCAATCACGCGATCCAATTCTCAATCAGAAACCATCAAGCTAATTTTGCAGTTTTGAGAGATAACACATGCCATTAGAAAAATCCCTTAATGTAAGTCCTTATTACGATGATTTTAATGAAGAGAAGGACTTTTACAGAATATTATTCAAGCCTGGTGTTGCTGTTCAGACTCGAGAACTAAATCAACTTCAAGCGCTTCTACAAAATCAAGTTGAACGTTTTGGTAGTCACGTATTTAAATCTGGCACAATATTAAGCGGCGTAAATTTTAACTATCTAACAGCATACCCTTATGCAAAGATACTAGATGTGCAAACGGATGGTCAGCCTTCATTACCAGCAGGATATGTTAACTATTTTGTTAAGTCAAATTTAAATCTAACAGCACGGGTTGTTGATTACAAAGATGGTCTAGAAGCAAGCAATCCTGATCTTAAAACAATTTATCTTAGATACACGAATAGTTCGGATCCAGACCCCGCCGCTTCAAGTATCATATACTCAGCATTTCAACCTAATGAACAGCTAACTGTTTTTGGTGAGGATTATCCATTATTCAAAATTAATGTTATTAGTGGTGGTGTTGGTTTTTCTAACTCGGATACAATTGTAGTTCAAAGTGCTCTACAACTAGCTAACGTGACGGGAACGTTCACGAACGGTGAAGTTATTACACAATCGACGACGCTTGCTAAAAGTGTTATTAAGGCAATAAACACGACGGCTATAGCAAACACAACTATTCTTAGTATCGCACCTCTCACGGCTGATTTAACCAATACTAGCGTCAATTCGGCGGCATGGACCTTCACAGCACCTTATACGGTTACAGGCAACACTTCAGGTGCAACCGCTAATGTGGTTGGCTTAATAGGTTCGGGTGCTACAGCTCTGTTAACCACGGACACGAGTGGTATTATTCAATCTGTATCGCTGAGCGATGTTGGTGAGGACTATACCTTTCTGCCATGGGTAACTGTTAAAACATCCAATGCCACTGCTACCGTGGCGAGTTTAGATCTTGTAGCGCAAAATTACAAAGCTAAGATTACTGTAGCAAACACAACTGTAAACGCTGTTGGTACAGGATATGCATTTGGTGTATCAGAAGGTATTATATACCAGAAAGGACACTTCCTCCGAGTAGAGAAGCAGTCTATTATTATAGACAAATATACGACAACACCAAACAATATTGTTGTTGGTTTTAAGACTACAGAAGGATATGTTGATAGTAATGAGGACGAAACGCTTCTCGATAACGCATCGGGGGCGCCTAACTATACAGCACCGGGGGCAGATAGACTGCTGTTGACACCGGTTCTGACAACCTTGACGTCGGAACAAGCTGCAGCAAATATCGACTTTTTTGCTTTAGCAGAGTGGAAATCGGGTCTACCATTTAAAGAAAACCGTACAACAGTATATACAACAATAGGTGATGAACTAGCTCGTAGGACTTACGAAACGCATGGTAATTACATCATAGATCGTTTCAACGTCACAACAAAAGAAAAGGCAACAACAAACACGACACATTTTGATGTTGTTGTTGATCCAGGTACAGCCTATATTGAAGGGTACAGAATAGCGACGAAATACAACAACTATATCAATGTTGCTCGCTCTTCAACAACAACGGACTTATCATCTCAATCTATAACAGTTAATTATGGCAATTACACAATTGTAAAAGAACTTGTTGGTGTTTTTAACTTTAAGGCTGGAGCATCTGTATCTTTATATGATACAACAAAACAGCTAATAACCAATAGCACGAATACCACGTTGACTGTTACAAATGGAACAATTACGCCAGCTGGTAATTCTATAGGAACAGCAAGACTTCGTTCCTTGGTTCTTGATACAGGCGATCCTGGAACAGCCGAAGCAACGTATAGGATGTATCTCTTTGATATTGACATGGACTCGGGATATTCATTCCGTGACGTCAAAAGCATTTATTCTAACGATGGACAAGACGGTATTGCAGATGTAGTACGAGTTCAGGATGCTACAATCAATGCGAACGTTGCACAGCTGTATGATGTTTCACGAAATCAGTTAGTGTTTTCAATTGAAGCCGGGGCTGTTGAGTCATTAGAAAACATTTCGTACATTTATAGAACTGTTTCAGACAACGATCGGCTAGTAACAACATCAGGCACAGTACAAATAGGACCACTGAACGCGGGATTCACATTTCCATACAGCGGAACGCTATCAGCAACACAAGAAAAAGATTTTGTTGTGATACCAACAGAGCCTTTTCAAGCCGCTGCGAATATTACAGGCACAAGCATAAGTGTGTATGCAAACGGGTTGATCGAAGGAACAGGTACTACATTCATAGCCGATCTTGCACCAGGTGATTTTATCAAGTGTGCCAATTCATCAGCTACTGCTTATTTTCAGATTAAATCAATTGCAAACAACACTCAAGCGCAGCTAACAACAGCAGCAACAGCAATGACTGCTGGTAATACATACCTATATTTCCCTGCGCTATATCCTATATCACTATCGCGTACATCACGAAGTATTAGTATTACCGGTGGTGCTAGCACTGCTACAGTCAATTTAGGTGTTTCAGCAAACGTTGAAGCAAACGCGATTGTTGTCTATAACGTAAAGACAGCAAACGTTTCACCGGTGTCGAAAACAATTAATCGTGATGTGCTTGTTAAGATTCATACAGCAAACAATGATGGTAGTAACACAGGACCGTGGTCATTAGGATTACCTGGTGTTGTTCGTCTAAAAAATGTATACCTTGGTAATTCGACCAATGTAGGAACAACTACTAATACGACAGTATCTGATGTTACGAAATATTTCGTTGTAGATCCTGTTGAAGATGAGAACGCTTATAGATTGTCTCAACTTAAATTAAAAAATGTACCCTCTACACTGGCTGTCAATACAAATCAGCTCATACTTGCGAAAGTTGATGTACTGACACAGGCGTCTCGAGGACTTGTTGCTATTGGTTCTTACGATATAAATGATACGGCCAACCTTGCTAGTTCTTCAAACACAATTAACACGTTAGAGATACCTGAACTCTTTACGACTCAAGGTAAATATGTTGACCTACGTAATGCCTTTGATTTTCGTCCATATGGTACAACCACTGCTAATGTTACGGCAACATTAGGTTCAGCAAGTACAAACCCATCAGGCGCATTCGCTTTAAGCAATACAGAATTGTATATTCCAGCACCTGATTCAACAATAACGTTTGATGCTACATACTACAATAAACGTAAAGACCGTGTTGTTGTAACAAGTAACGGGTCCTTTGTTGTTTTACAGGGTACGCCTGATCTTAATAATCCGAAAGCCCCTGAGCAACCAGATCACTCGGTTACAATAGGTGTTTTAAGTGTTCCTGCATATCCCTCACTGCCTTCAATTTTAAACTCTCAGACAACAGAGTTTGCTGGTAAAGAGCTTGCTTCACAAGATACGCTTCTAACTGAAAGACTTAGCAGCTCATTAGTGACGGTTGATACAGTAAAAAATATCAATGATGCACAGCACCGCGTTTACACGATGAAAGATATTGGTTTGCTTGATCGTCGTCTAAACACAATTGAAAGCACCGTGAGTTTATCAGCTATTGAGCAAAAGATAAAAGAGTTAACAATTCCAAGTAGCATAACAATAACAACAAACAGATTTAAGAACGCTTTCTTTGTTGACCAGTTTAGTGATTACACCAAATCTGATTCAACCCATCGCGAATTTAAAGCAAGTGTTTCGCCCGAACGTGGAATTTTGCAACCAAAGATCAATCAACTAAATATTGAGTCTGAGTTTGATTTGACGCATTCAAATACAGCAGCTTGTGTTACGAATGGGCTCGCTATGTTACCGTACACTTCGGAAACACTGATTAATCAAAACATAAAGAATATTGTTCTTAACGGTGATGGACAAGAAGTAAGGTTTATAGGGTCAGGATCAATTTCACCTCCATCTTTCTCTGTGAAATTGCGTGGTGAACGTATCATTCAAGAAGATGCTCCACCACCACCGCCACCTCCACCAAGTAGGCCGTGGTGGAAATTCTGGTAAGGATAAGTGTTAAATGGCAATACAAACAAATTTATTTTTTACGACCCGCGACCAGGTTTTTACGGTAACAGTCTATGGGCTGAGACCTTTAACAAGACATTATTGTTTTTTTGAACGTAAACTTGTTCCGACAACTCAAATAAAACCTTTAAATGGAAATTTAGGCGAGTCAATTATTACCGATGAAAACGGATCTGTAACATTTGACTTCTATTATCAAAGTGGAGCTTCTCTCGCTGCGACAACTGTTGCGGAAGCTCAACGGTTTGCTGCATCTATTGCAGGTACAAAGGAAATTATTGTTAGCAACATCGGTTCGTCTACGTTAGATGCAGGATACGAAAATACATCGGATTCTTTCTTTACAACACAAATCCAAATTTCTGTTTTTATTCCGTCAGATAATGAGTTTGAGACTATAAACAAACCCTATGTACCGCCGCCGCCTCCTCCTATTACAGACGCGGGATACGATCAACCTCAAGGATGGTAATTAATAATAAAAGGTAATAAATGAGTTACGATCTAGGACAAACATTTTACGTAGACAAAGCAGCAGTTCAAAATGCTGAAATGTGTTTTATTACATCTATTGGTTTGTTTTTTAAAACAAAACCTGTTCAGGGTAAAACAGTAAGTGGTATAGAATCACCAGGCGTTACCATTGCTTTGTGTAGTGTTAAAGAGGATGGGACACCCAATATAGGTAGTTCACCAATAGACATATCTCGCAAAGAATATGCGGATATATCCGTCAGCACGACAGGCTCTACAGAAACAACATTTACATTTGCTAAACCATTATGTATTGATACGGACCGAACCTATTGTTTCCTTATAGCCTTTGACGGTAATGACACAGGGTATGAAATATTTGCAAATAAGTCTGGTAAACTAGCTGTTTCCTCGACGTCAATCACACAAGTTTCATCTGGTATTGTTGACGGAAATGCCTACAAGATAACGAACGGCAATGTTCTTACTCCTTTGACTGACACGGATATCACATTCAAAGTTAAAGTAGCCAAATTTACTGAACTTACAAAAACAATAAAAATTAATAATCGTCCCTATGAGTTTCTAACCGTTTCCGGTGTCACGGGAACTTTCAAGGGTGGTGAAGAAGTTTACGGTCAAGGTGCGTTTGTAGGAAACGTTCATATTACTCAAACGACAACTCTCATCGGTAACGGTACAACATTTACTTCCACACTAACAGTGGGCAATAAAATTAAGATTGAAAGTGCTAACGGTGGTTTAGTTAACATTCGCGTTGTAAATTCTATTACCAATGCAACACATTTGGTGATGGATCGCCCAGGAAGTTTTATTGACACTGCAGCAACATGTAACACAGGACCAACAGGTTTTCTTTATGAATACGATCCAATAAATGATTTGATGGTGATTCAGGATTCAGACTCTACGTCTGACAGTAACAAAAATTGGGGCGATTCGAGCGTTGTTATAGGTGTGGATTCAAGAGCTTCAGCAAATATAACTAGTGTAGCAAATACACGTGTTAACAATATTATACCTAACTATACGGCTACAACACCTCCACAAACATCGCTGTCGCTTACGACTAATTTTGCTAACACAAGTGGAGGGGTGAGCTCCACGAGGAAAGTAACAGCAAAGCTCGGTAAGCGAGTGTTCATTAATACGTATGACGCAATGCTGGCTTCTAGGACCCGTGAAGTCAAGGCAGCTACGCCTTTCAAATCGTTTGAAGGTGAACTCCTATTGACAACATCCAATCCTTATTCTAGTCCCTTCGTACGTGAAAATGATTTGGATTTATTTGTAGAAAGATATAGCGTTAACAATAATACAGCAAACGAATCATCAAACAGAGGGTCTGCTTCAGCTCGTTACATTGGAAATCAAGTAACGTTAACAAATAATCAATTTGCTGAAGATATGAAAATTTATCTCAAAGCATTTAAGCCTTCAAATACTGATATTCAGGTGTACGTTAAATTTTATAATACAACAGATATTGAATCATTTGACATGAAGAGCTGGACAGAATTATCGTTAAATTCAACTTCGGTAAGTATAACATCAAATCCTTCAAACATTGATGACTTTAAAGATTTAGGGTTTGATGTACCGTTTTATCCACCAGGCACGCAAATCACAGGTAATTTTGCTGTCAACGCAAATGGTTTAATCCAAGGGTCATCAGGTACAGTAAGTAGCAACGTAGCTGTAGGGGATGTTGTTCGGGTATATCATCCAGCTAATGCTAGCATCTACGTTGTAGATTCAGTGGTCGCAACTAATTCTTCTTCTTTAACCTTGTCGAGAGGGATCTCAAATACAACTATTACAGACCTACAATCGGGGTTCTATGTAGACAAAGCTACAGACAAAGAGGTTGCTTTCCTGGATAAACAAAATTTCAACACATTAACATATTTTAATAGTTCATTATCTAAGTTCAAGACATACAACGCCTTTGCTGTAAAAATTGTGTTATTGTCTTCAGATAATACAAATATACCATTCGTTGATGATCTACAGGCTGTAGCGGTGTCAGCGTGAAATATCGTCCAGATACAAGCGACTCTAATTATATTCGAGATCCTCTGTCCAAAGCTGTTCTAAATATTGATATGGCAGGATATGAACGGTTCAAAACGGAACGAGACTTCATACTAAGGCAGCAACAACTTGAAAATAGTGTGCATGATCTTAAAAAAGATTTGAATGAATTTAAAGACTTAATTAAACAGTTAATTAACGGAAACACAAATGGCAAGACCAATAGCTAATGTTGTTATATCTACGGATTCATTTGCAACGTGGATTGGTATTACTAATCGGATAGCGGACACTATTACGACGCAGGCCTTAACAGCAAACAACACCGCTAATGGGGCTAATGTTTCTGGTAATTCACAACTAATAGGTATTTTTGCTGCAAACACTATAGCTGCTGGTACAACCCTACGTGGTGGTACAGTTAACGCATCGGCTAATTTAAATCTAACATCAAATGCTTACTTTACAGGAAGTAATACGGCATTTGCTAGTAACGTTGCCGTTTACAATTCGACAGGATATTTTTACTCAAATACTCAAACGTTTTACATAGCTGGTACATTTGCCAATGTAACCGCAAATAGCTACTTTAATTCTAACTTCTTTATTGCTAACACGGTCATAAACCGTATACAAGGTGGTGGGTTTCAAGTAACCTCAAACACGTTACTTTCTTCAGCCAACGTATTTGTTAACGCAGCAGCAACCACCATACAAAACGGTCAAGCAACAATAACATCTAACGTCTCTATTGAGAATGCAAATACCAATATTAATGCAACAGCTTTTGGTGTTCAAGGTGTTAGCACTATAACAGGTAATACTACATTAAAAGGCAATACATCTACTAATAGTATTCAGCTCACTGGCAATTCGACTGTAACCGCTTTGACGGTAAGTGTCAACAGCACTTCTGTTGCAGGTAATTTGGCTGTGACAAATGCTACTTCGTTATCCAATACGTTATCTGTTACTGGCAACACAACGATATCAAATACATTAGCTGTTACTGGTAATGTGACGTTTTCTAATACATTATTTGTTGTTGGTGCAGCTACACTATCAAATACATTAGCCGTGACAAATGCAGTAACTTTGTCGAACACGTTGTTGACGGTAGGTAATGTAACGTTTTCGAATACATTAGCTGTAACCGGTGCTGTCACAATGTCTAATACGCTAGCCGTGACAAATGCAGCTACGTTTTCAAATACAATATCCGTTACTGGTAATGCTACTTTTTCAAACACAATATCTGTTACGGGCGCTGCAACACTTTCAAATACACTGGCAGTGACAAATGCGGCAACATTATCTAACACACTGTCTGTTACTGGTAATGCTACGTTCTCAAACACAATAGCTGTTACAGGTAATGTAACGTTTTCAAACACGCTAGTCGTAACTGGTGCTGTAACGTTATCAAATACATTAGCTGTAACTGGTACTGGGACGGTGAATGGTGCATTCACGGTTAACAATACAGCTTCTGTAGGCAACACAACGATAACAGGATTCGTTAACGTATCATCAACAGCAAATGTTGGTGGTAATGTAAATTTAAGAGGTACCCTCACTGTTAATGGTGCTGTGACAGTACCTAATACATTAGCTGTAGGAAATACTAGTGTTACTGGTTTTGTGTCTGTGACGCAGACATTGGGTGTAACTAACGCTGCTACTTTCTCCAACACACTAGCGGTCACGGGTAACGTAACGTTTTCTAATACGTTAGCGGTTACAGGTGCAACGACTTTATCTAATACGTTAGCTGTTACAGGTAATGCGACGTTCTCAAATACAATAGCTGTCACTGGTAACGCAACATTCTCAAATACGATATCTGTAGCCGGTAATACTACGCTATCAAATACACTAGCCGTAACAGGTGCTACGACTCTATCGAACACACTCAGTGTTGCTGGTAATACAACACTCCAAACAGATCTTGAATTGTGCGTTGTATCGACTACACTTAATACAGTCACTGTAACTCCACAAGATGTATTGGTGTTAACAAAGCCTGTGGGATATAGAGCTGCAAAAATAACTGCAGCAGTGACGAGTCAAAGCGGTGCCAATGTATCAACACAGGAAATGATCCTTGCACATTCAGCTTCTGCTAATGATGTAACATTAACAATTTATGGTACAGTAGCTGCTCCAGCAACATCTAATCTGGGTAGTTTTTCTGCCGCTATAAATACAACAGCACTGGCACTAAAGTTTCATCAAACAGGTGCTAGTTCGCTTGTAAAAATGTTCATTCAGTTTATCAAATAAGGTAAGTAATGGCTGATACGTCAAGCAATGTTCAATTCAAGGTTGAAAATGGTCTCCTTGTTTTAGGTACCGCAAATGTTGCTGGACCAGCAGTGTTCAATGCCAACGTTGACATTAACGGGTCATATCTTTCTGTTACGGCAAATCTTCAAAGTAGCCTGGTTCCATTAAATAACACCTATTCACTTGGTAACGCAACATCGCGCTGGGCGTTGAGCGCAATGGGCGGTAGTTTTGTTGACAGTGTTTCAGTTACTAACACCTTATCAACAGGTAATACAACAATAACCGGTTTCGTCAACGTATCATCCACAGCAAATATTGGTGGTGCAGCGACATTGAGAGGCACGCTAACGGTAAATGGTGCTGTAACTATTGCCAATACTCTAGCTACAGGTAATACATCCATAACAGGTACACTGGCTGCTAATAATACAACTATAACAGGGTTTGTTAATGTATCATCAACAGCAAATATCGGTGGTGCCACGTCGTTAAGAAGTACGTTGGTTGTAAACGGTGCTGTAACTATTGCCAATACTCTAGCTACAGGTAATACATCCATAACAGGGTTTGCAACAGTATCCACAACCCTTACTGTTACAGGAGCGACAACACTTTCCAATACTCTTTCTGTAACAGGAAACACCACTCTTTCGAACACGCTAGCTGTTACTGGTAATACATCTCTCTCTAATAGTTTAATCGTAACTGGTAATACGACCTTATCAAATACACTGGCTGTAACTGGTAACGTCGTTCTATCGAACACATTAGCTGTAACTGGTAATGTGACGTTTTCTAATACGTTAGCGGTTACAGGTAATACCACTTTTTCAAACACTATTAATATTGCCGGTATCACAACCTTACGTAGCGCTGCCAATGTAGTTGGAGCAGCTGCAGCCTTCAATGCATTGACGGGTGTTGCAAACACGACGGAGTTCATCACCACAACGGCAGCACATGGCTTTAGTAATGGTGATCTGGTTCAGTACATTGTATCGACTGGTAATACAGCTGTAACAGGTCTTGCAAATGGAACAAGTTACTACGTGGTTGAGGCGAATTCAACTGCATTCAAGTTATCCTCGTCGTATGGTGGATCAGTCATAAATCTAACCGCCAGTGTTAGTGAAGTTGGACATACTCTTACACCCCAACGAATTGTTCTATCAACGAATGGTAATATTGATAGTTCGTTAGGATTAGCTAACGTTGGCTCTTTACGTGTATTAGGGACCGCTGTTGTAAACGGTGCAGTAACGCTAGCTAGTACGTTAGGTGTTACTGGAGCAGCAACATTTTCAAACACAATATCCGTAACAGGTAATGCGACCCTGTCAAACACGCTTGCTGTTACTGGTGCAACGACACTATCAAATACACTTGTTGTTTCGGGTAACGCAACATTTGACACAGATTTGCTTTTCATTGATGCAGTAAACAACAGAATTGGATTCAAGAACACATCACCAAGCTCAACCGATCTAATAACTATATCAGGTAATACTGTACTTACTGGTTTAAGTGCAGCTATTCGTTTCCTATCGTCAAACGCAACACATAATGCGTCTATTACAATAGCCGGTAACACAACAAATACACGTACGACGTTTACTACATACGAAGCGAACGCAACAGCAAGTGATGGTGGTTTTATTTTCCAGGCAGCAAACGGAACAACAACCACATCTGTTCTAGCTTTTAATCAAACTGAGCTAAAGTATAAAACTGGTAATGTTGCACATGCAGGAAATTTTGGGATTTACGATGTAAGCGGTACGCGGCTAGGACCATGAAATGGCAAGACCACTTAGAGCAAGATATGTTACAGCAAGTACAAGTGACGGTGTTCAGGAGATGTCGGATAGCGACATCAATGACCTTGTTATTCCTAGGATAACCAACTTATTTTACGCTGCATCAAATACATCTGGCTACGGTAACAAACTCGAACTAAGAACTACACCACCAACTTGGAATTATGTTACTGGTGGGACTGTTCTTGATGTGTTTCCAACAGCTTTACCGCCCATCGGGACACATCCAGTAACTTCTTCGTCAACAACATACACGTTGTACCAAAATCTTGACACTGCATTGACAACAAACTTTGATCTTATAACCAAACCTGTTAAAACAGAGGCAAGTGGTGGTGTTCAAAAGATTCAACAGTTTTCAAACAATGAAATCAGAGATGATATTCATAGTAAAGTTATTGCTGAAATATCTGTTGGGGCACAAGGAGCTTACTGGCTTGGAACTTCACCACCAGGAACAGGTACGTGGATTGTTGTATCCTCAATAAACGATACTTTTGTTAACTCGACAAGCAATAGCACGCAAACAACCACATATAATTTGTATCAGCGCTCTACGAATAGTGGGTATGGTACAAAGAGGCCTTTAAAAGGTACAGCGAACGCTCTTACAGAGATGTCCGATGCTGAAATTGACACAATGACAGCGGCTATACGTGATTGTATTGCGGCTGGTATTGGTAGATATCAAATATCGACTACATCACCAACGCCTGGTACTTGGGTAGCTCGTGGTTCTTTCACAGATACACAGAATGGTATAGAGGATCAATCATATTCCGGTAGTTACTTGGGTACTTTTACAGGTGCGTTCAGTGGCATTTATAATCAAGCATTCACAGGAGCTTATCAGGGACAGTTTAATCGGGCATTTACAGGTAACTTTATTGATACTTCTAAATTTACTGGTGCATTTGCAGGTGTGTATCAGCAAAATTTTACAGGTATCTATTCACGTATTTTTACTCGTGATACAAACACCTCGTTTACGGGTGTTTATCAGAACACATATACAGGTAATTACACAGGTTTATTTGCGGGTGCATACTCACAGGTATTCTCCGGTGGATATTTGGGAAGTTATCAAGGCTCTACTTTTACTGGCGGCTTCAACCAGACTTTTGCTGGTACGTATGTGGGAACATTTACAGGACCATATTCAGGAAATTTCCAGGGCGTAACATATTCAGGCGGATTCAATCAAAATTTTACTGGCGTATATGTAGGGGCGTTTTCAAGACCATATGCTGGGAACTTCCAAGGTATAACATATTCGGGTGGATATAATCAGACTTTTGCCGGTACGTATGTGGGAACATTCACGGGACCATATTCTGGTTCTTATCAGGGTACAATATATCCTGGTGGGTATAATCAGACGTTTGCTGGAACATACAATCAAACGTTTACAGCTCAATACTCAGGGGATTTCCAGGGCGTAACATATTCAGGCGGTTACAATCAGACTTTCATAGGTGTATACGCAGGATCATTTTCAAGACCATATGCTGGGAATTTTCAAGGTATAACATATTCAGGTAGCTACAATCAAACCTTTGCCGGTACGTATAATCAAAGTTTTACCGGTGGATTTGTAAATAATTATGCCGGGACCTACTCACAGGCGTTCAGTGCCACGTACGCTGGTGGATATGTTGGGGACTTTTCAAGAGCATATACAGGTTCATATCAGAACACATATTCAGGGGCATATGCAAATACGTGGTCTCGAATATTTTCAAGAGCGTGGACGGGATCCTATACTGCTGCATATACGGGCGATTATACTGGTGCATATACGAAGGCCTTTGCGCGACTTTTCACAGGAACATATACAGGCGCTTGGATTGGTAACTACACACGTGGCTTTGTAGGCCTATATGGTTCAACATTCTCAAGAGGCTTCTCCTCCTTTTTCGTGGCCGCGTACACTTCAACGTATGCAGGAACTTATACAGGTAACTACACACGAGCTTTCACACCATCGTTTCAAGGATCGTATGCACTTCCTTCTGTAGGCTCCTACGATGGGGATTACATAGCAGGTGGATTTACTGGGCCTTTCAACATCACGTATTATACAGGTACATATCAGGGCACATATAACAGCTTTTTCACGGGTACGTATGAAGGTGCTTTCTCACGTATATTTGCCGGTAGTTATGCTGGTACATACCAAGACCCCTATACAATAACATCATTTACGGGGCCATTTGCTGGTACAGGTTATTTTACAGGATCGTACGTTGGCAATTACCAAGGTAATTTTGGCGCTAGTTATCAAACGACATTCCAGGGATTTTATTCGGGTTTATATACGCAGGCCTTTTTGAGAGCGTGGACGAACGTATTTGTATCAAGCTGGACATCACTGTATGCTGGTACATACTCAAGAGCATTTACAGGTGAATATCTCCAAAACTACATTGGATCGTATGAAGGAACATTCAGTAGAGAGTTCTCAGCCCCATATCAGGGATCATATGAGAATAGTTGGTCAAGAATATTTACTGGTGATTGGACGGGGGGTTTTAGTACTAATTACACTGGTGGGTATGTTAATTTTTGGACAGGGTCTTACACGAGTACATATTCCAGGGTTTTTTCGGGAGCTTATACTGGTGTAATTACATACACGGGTGGGTTTGTTGGGTTATATGCAAATACGTGGGCAGGCAGTTACACAGGACAATTTACTGGTGGCTATACTAGGGCGTTCACGGGTGACTATACGGCTACTTGGTCAGGATCCTATACCGGTGCGTACTCACAAAACTTTACCGGTTCGTATACAGGGACCTTTACTGGTGGATATACGGCTACGTGGACCGGTACCTACTCAAGAGTATTCACAGGACAGTTTACAGGCGGATATACCGCGGTATTTACTGGTGCTTATACATCAACCTGGACAGGTTCATATGTAGGTTCATACTCACAAAACTTTTCTGGTAACTATGTAGGAACATTTACGGGTGCGTATACATCCACTTGGACAGGTTCTTACACCGGATCGTATTCACAAAACTTTACTGGTATATACACAGGCACGTTCACAGGGGCATACACGGCTACGTGGACGGGTGTATATTCTGGTGCGTATTCACGAAATTTTACAGGCGCATATACGGGTACATTCAGCGGCAACTACACAGCTACCTTTGCTGGGACGTACACGGGCGGTTATACACGAGCATTTTCTGGTACATACGCTGGTAACTACACGGGCGGGTTTATTGGTCAGTGGACAGGAGTATACAGCCGTATATTCACTGGTTTATATACCGGCGCGTTCACAGGCGTTTTTATTGGTAACTTTACAGGTAGTTATGTTGGGACATATTCACGTATATTTACGGGTGCATATACTGGTTTGTTCACTGGCTCATATTCTGGAGCATATACGGGTGCTTTCAGTGGTAACTATGCTAATAATTTTACACGATTATTTACAGGGGCATACTCGGGTCTAACCGTCACCGGTACAACGACGACGACTACATATACATTATGGGTTAGAACAGCTTGAGAAAAAATGCCACTTCGTCCGTTATACTATAATACATCGTTATCCGGATTACAGGAGATGTCCAATACGGACATCGATGGATATATTTCAAATGTAATAGGTTCTGATTTTGCTTCGACAGAAGATATTGGATCTCTCATCGTGCAGGATCCAGGTGATCCGGTTCCTGCAAATTCTACCTCCATTGGTACATGGGTTGATACACGCTACGATCAACAAATAGGTGACCATCCTGTTTCAGAAGCGAATCTTGTTTATTCAAACACAACCATTTATCAAAGATTGGGTGGTGGACCATTAACGGACCCTTCAATGGTACGACCTATTTGCTGGAATGATACGCTTGATGGCGTACAGCAAATGGCGAATACGGATATTGACACAACCATTATTGCGAAGGCCGTTTCTTATATTGTCAATGGTGGTGTCGGTTCATATGTCCTGCAGCCGTCTGCACCAGTAACTGGTACGTGGGTTGTGAGAGGGCGATTGCAGAATACTGAACGTCCATACTTTGCCAATGAAACATTTCTCTGGCAAAAAACGTCTGAAAGTCCAAGCGGCTCTATAAAGCCTTTGAAATGGAGTACTAATGCTTTACGTGAGATGTCAAATAACGACATCAAAACCTTGACACATAGAGCAAGAAATTACATCGCCAATACAGGTATAGGCACCTATCAATTATCCACAACCACCCCGTCATCAGGCGGAACGTGGGTTGAGGCGGGTACGGGATTCAATGATACCCGTCAAGAAATAAGACCTCAAACTTATAATGCTCAAGTGTATACAGCAACTTTTTCTGGTGTATATACACGGGCTTTTGTTGGCAAGTATCAAGGTAGTTTTACTGGTTTGTATGGGATACCATACACACGTGAATTCACAGGTACATTCGCAGATACGTTTACCGGGGCTTTCAATCAGCAATTCACCGGAGCTTTTTCTAGCGGATATGCAACAACGTACACGGGTACGTTTAATCAGCAGTTCACTGGACAATTCACTGGCGCTTATACTGGTGGTTATACAGGAACATTTACCGGTGCTTACACGGGCGGATATACAGGTGCATTCACTGGTGTATATTCGGCGCCTTATGTGGGTAGCTTCACTGGTGTATATGTAGGGACGTTTAATCAGCAGTTTACTGGCGCGTTCAGTGGTGTTTATCTAGGGACATATCAACAAAATTTCACTGGTGATTATGTTGGTGGCTTTACAGGTGCATTCAGCGGTGCTTATGCTCAAGCATTTACGGGTGCATATAGTTCAATCTTTACAGCAGCATATAGCGGTTCGTTTACAGGCCAGTTTTCGGGTTTATACACAGGCGCTTTCACGGGTGTATATGTAGGAAGTTACGTGGGGAAATTCACAGGCGCATATACGGCTATCTATAGTAGATTGTTTACAGGGGACTACACAGGTATTTATACTGGTGCATATAGTCAGAACTTCACCGGTGCCTTTACTGGTCAATTCAATCAAGTGTTTACAGGTACGTTCGCTGGTGGTTATGCAGGAACGTTTAACCAAGTATTTACGGGCACATTTGCAGGTACTTACAGTAGCCTGTTCTCTGCAATATACACAGGCAACTACACTGGTATATACAGCCAAGCGTTTACAGGTGCATTCACGGGTATTTTTAATCAGGCTTTCACAGGTAACTTTGTTGGTAATTATGTTGGTAACTATCAGCAAACATTTACGGGAGCTTTTGCAGGAACATACAGCAGTTTATTCACGGGAAGCTACACAGGTAACTACACAGGATTATATAACCAAGTATTTACAGGAACGTTTGCTGGAACATATAGCCAAGTATTTTCGGGTAGCTATACCGGTAATTACACGGGATTATATAACCAAGTTTTTACAGGTACTTTTGCGGGAACATATAGTAGATTATTCACAGGAAGCTATACAGGCAATTACACAGGCATATACAATCAAATATTCACAGGTACCTTCGCAGGCACTTACAGTAGATTATTCACGGGAAGCTATACAGGTAATTACACTGGCATATACAATCAAGTATTTACAGGTGCGTTTGTAGGAAATTATGCCGGGTCGTTTACTGGTTCGTTTGCTGGTGGATACACAGGTGCTTTTTCCGGTTCATACACAGGCGCTTACACAGGAATTTATGCAGGTTCATATGTAGGAAATTACCAGGGAAACTTTACTGGTTCATTTGCAGGAACATATAGTAGATTATTTATAGGTTCGTATTCGGGTGGGTACACACGTGCATTCACAGGAGCTTACACAGGAATTTATTCGGGCGGGTACGTAGGCTCCTTCACGGGTTTGTACTCCGGTGGGTATGTAGGTTCTTTCACAGGTATTTACTCAGGCGGATACACGAGAGCTTTCTCGGGATCATACACTGGATCATATACTGGAACATACGCCGGAACGTACACAGGTTTGTATTCAGGTGGGTATGTCGGATCGTTTACGGGCATATACTCAGGCGGATACACGAGGGCTTTCTCGGGATCATACACTGGATCATATACTGGAACATACGCCGGAACGTATACAGGCATATATGCTGGTGGATATGTGGGGTATTTTACGGGCATATACTCAGGCGGATACACGAGAGCTTTCTCGGGATCATACACTGGATCATATACTGGAACATACGTAGGAACGTATACAGGCATATATGCTGGTGGGTATGTGGGGTATTTTACTGGAATATACTCTGGTGGGTATACAAGAGCTTTCTCAGGATCATATACTGGATCATATACTGGAACATACGCCGGAACGTATACGGGTTTGTATTCAGGTGGTTATGTCGGATACTTTACAGGCATATATTCAGGTGGTTATGTTGGATACTTTACAGGAATATATGGTGGCACGTACAGTAGGTTATTCACAGGTGCCTACGCGGGTGGATATATTGGGTACTTCACAGGAATATATGGCGGTACGTATAGTAGATTATTCACAGGCGCCTACGCGGGTGGGTATGTTGGTTACTTTACAGGAATATATGGTGGTACATATAGTAGATTATTTACAGGTACATACTCTGGAAGTTATCAAGGCAATTTCACGGGGCTCTATTCAGGTACATATAGTAGATTATTTACTGGCAGCTATACAGGATTATATTCCGGAAACTTTCAGGGTAACTTTACAGGTGCTTTTGCTGGTACGTATAGTCGATTGTTTACGGGTTTATATACAGGATCATACTCTCGTGGGTTCACGCGGGTCTTCATCGGGACTTATCAAAGAGGGTTCATAGGGTCATATGCAGGTAGCTTCAATAATACATTCACACCAACATTTGCTGGAGCTTACGCTCGGGCCTTTATTGGAGTTTATGCAGGATCGTACCAAAACCCATTCACTGGAATATATTTCACTGGTTATTACACTGGTTTTTACATTAATTTTTTTACAGGAACTTATCAGGGAGCGTTCACGCGTTTGTTCACAGGGGCATATACAGGCGTTTATCAAGATCCTTACGTCATTTTAACTTTTACGGGGCCATTTGCTGGTCCAGGTTTTTTCGCGGGTACCTATGGGGGTTCTTATGTAGGTGTGTTTGGCGCCTCATATAGTAGGCTATTTACAGGCTTTTATTCAGGATCATATACTGGTGATTTTACGGGAGCGTTTGCTCGGGTGTTCACAGCAACATGGACAGGGTCCTATGCAGGATCTTATCAAGGCAACTTTACAGGAAGTTTTGCGGGTACGTATAGTAGATTGTTTACTGGGCAGTATTCTGGCGCTTATGCAGGATCCTATCAGGGTAACTTCACAGGTACTTTTGCTGGTACGTATAGTAGATTATTTACGGGTACGTACTCGGGCAACTACCAAGGCAACTTCTCCGGGATATATGCAGGATCATATGCACAGACGTTTACTGGAATATACTCCGGCAATTACCAAGGCAACTTTTCCGGAACATATGCGGGTGCATATGCACAGACTTTCACAGGAATATATTCCGGCAATTATCAAGGCAACTTCTCAGGAACATATGCAGGAGCATATGCACAAACATTTACAGGTGCATATGCAGGGGCATATGCTCAAACATTTACAGGTACTTACGCAGGCGGATATACAGGCTATTATTCTGGCGCCTATGCTGGTACATATTCGGGTGCATTCAATCAAACATTTACAGGTGCATATGCAGGGGCATATGCTCAAACATTTACAGGTACTTACGCAGGCGGATATACAGGCTATTATTCTGGGGCATATGCTGGAACGTATTCGGGCTCATTTAACCAGACATTTACGGGTGCATTTGCAGGGGCATATGCTCAAACATTTACAGGTACTTACGCAGGCGGATATACAGGCTATTATTCTGGCGCTTATGCTGGTACATACTCAGGAGCATTTAACCAGACATTTACAGGTGCATTCGCCGGTGTATATCAACAAACCTTTACGGGTACGTATTCAGGTGGATATATTGGATACTATTCTGGCGCTTATGCTGGTACATACTCAGGAGCATTTAACCAGACATTTACAGGTGCATTCGCTGGTGTATATCAACAAACATTTACCGGTTCTTACTCGGGTACATATCAGCAAACGTTTACAGGTGGGTATGCAGGGACATATTCAGGGTCTTATAATCAGACATTTACAGGCGCTTTTTTAGGTAGTTATGAAAGTTCTTTCACTGGATTTTATTCAGGTGCCTATAGTAGATTATTCACTGGTAGCTACACAGGTGCGTATACTGGAATATATGTGGGTTCCTATGTTGGTACATTTAATCAAACATTTACGGGTAGTTTTGCAGGCACATATTCAAGAGTATTTTCGGGATTATATTCCGGTGGCTACACGGGTGCATTTACTGGAATATATGCCGGTGCTTATGTTGGCAACTTCCAAGGCAATTTCACAGGTAACTACTCTGGTGGCTACACAGGTGCATTTACTGGAATATATGCTGGTGCTTATGTTGGCAACTTCCAAGGCAACTTCACAGGAAATTATTCAGGTGGATATACAGGAACATTTTCGGGAATATATGCTGGTAGTTATGTAGGAGGGTATCAGGGCAACTTCACAGGAAATTATTCAGGCGGATATACCGGCACATTTACTGGTGTATATGCAGGCGCTTATGTTGGAAGCTATCAAGGGAATTTCACTGGAAGTTTTATTGGTGGCTACACACGTGTGTTCTCGGGCACATATTCCGGTGTATATACGGGTGTTTACACAGGTCAATTTACAGGGATATACTCAACGTTATTTACAGGTGCATTCAGTGGGATATACGCAGGCGGATATGGTGGGAGTTTTCTAGGAAACTTCTCAGGGTTGTATTCGGGCGGATACACAGGAGCGTTTACAGGTATTTACACAGGTATCTACACAGGTGGGTATACTGGCACCTTTACTGGAGCATACTCAACACAGTTTACAGGTACATTTACAGGTGGATATGCAGGCACGTATGCCGGTGCCTACCAAGGCAACTTCACAGGCGTGTTCCAAGGTACGTACCAACAATCATTTACAGGTAATTACACCGGCATATACAGCCAAGCATTTAGTGGTACATATAACCAAGCATTCACAAGAAACTTTACTTTTGATTATACCGGTACGTTTTCGGGACCATATGTAGGATTTTTCACTGGAAGTTATTCACAAGTCTTCAGTAGATTTTTTACAGGATCATATACGGGTCAGTTCACAGGCGCTTATTCGGGCATATACAGTCAAGCCTTTACAGGTGCGTTCTCTGGCAATTATACAGGTATCTACAGTCAAGCATTC